GTAAATGAGAATTTGAGCTATGGCTCAAACGCTCTCAAAAATCTCTAACAAAGAAAACGCCTCTTCAGGCCTTCGGCCTAAGAGGTTTAAACCCCACCAACCCATCCCAACGTGGATGGTGCGGTGTGAGCCTCTTGACCACGACTCACGTCGTGGTCGAGACCCTGTACGTGCTTCGCCACAAGCGAAACGCGTCAGAACACCTACTCCCTACCCCCGCCATCTCAAACCTGCAGCATCTGCTGTAGTTAGGAGTGGTAACAATCCTTCCCATCTCAAACCTGCATCAACGGATGTAGTTAGGAGTGGACCCCAACCCCTTTGCTGCGAAGCCAAGGACGGAGGTGTAGTTAGGAGTTGCAAAACCTACAATCTCAAACCTGCACACGAATCCAAGGCTGTCGCCTTCTCCCTTCCCAAAACGGACGGACCCACCGGAAACGAACCCGAATTCATCGCTGAGGCTTGCCCTAGCTGCGCTCTTTACGACACGTGTCCAAATTGCACATCTAAGGTTATCAACGATGATGGCTCAACTGACGGAACCATTCCTTCATGGGACCAGATTGAAACAACACCTGCTTTCCTATCTCTTCTCTCCAACACCGACGAGGAAATGTCAGCTGATGAGCTCACCAACTTGGCAGCTCACCTGCGAAAGGCTTTCGAGACTGGATCACACCCGGCAAACGTTGACTACTCCAAGGACCAACTCCAAGGACTACTGGAAATGGCTGAAGCTGCAGTACCACCAGCAAGGAGACAAACCCTACCATTCTACCAACAAAGGCTTGAGGCTCGTAGAACCTGGCGCGAGAAGATCTTCAACCAACCATTGGAAGAAATCAACAAAATCCTAACGACATCAAAAGACCGATTCCAACGCTGCGCCGCCTGGAAAGTCATACTTGAAAAGGCAGTGCTTGCAAAAGAATACGGCGAAGAGGCCTACGCTTACGCGCAACAGGCCCTGAAAAACATCAACTCGTTTGATGTCAATTTGGTTCTGAAAATGGCCGCAGCAACGTTCATTGACCACATCAGGATGATGACTGTGGATAACCCAGATTTGGTATCTTACATCCCAAAGTTGATCGTTAAATTGAAACCACTCACACTAAAAATGATAATTGACAATCATGAAAACACCAAGGAAGGTTGGTTGGTCACACTCACCAGCCTTGCCGAGCTCTACGGTATGGTCGAGGTCGCAATTGACTTCGTTCCAACTGTAGTTGGAAAATTGTTTGATTTGCTCATGAAAACAACATCCAAAATGTACAGCATGTTTAAATCAGTGGTGCTCGCAACATTCACATCTGAATCCCTTGATTTCACCAACCCATTCTGGTACGCCATTGCTGCGATACTCTGCTTTCTAATCACAGGGGCCATCCCACATAATGGGAAAATGAAGATCCATAAGAACATCCTGTCCAACGCCACTGGCATCGTGGCTGGGATAAAAGCCATTCAAGCCCTTGCTGCCATGTTCTCGACATGGTCAAACGAGAGGTTGGTCAATGACCTTTCATCAAGAACCATCGCACTTACTGAGCTGAACAACCCTACAATCACAGCTGACATCGATGCGGTTATCAACTTGCAAAGATTGGCAGAAGTACTACGGGATGAGGTGAAATCCCACACCCTCAATCCACTCATGCAGCCATACAACCCAATCTTGAGAAATTTGATGTCCGCTCTTGACAAAGTGATATCCTGTTGCACACGGCGAAAGGCCATCGCCACAAAAAGGACAGCACCTGTGGCTGTCATTTTGACCGGACCTCCGGGGTGCGGCAAGACAACAGCAGCATTTGCCCTTGCAAAGCGGTTGTCACAGCAAAAACCATCAATCATATCCCTTGATGTCGACCACCACGACACATACACTGGGAATGAGGTGTGCATCATTGATGAATTCGACTCATCTGACAAGGTTGATTATGCCAATTTTGTAGTCAACATGGTTAACACCAACCCCATGGTCTTAAATTGTGATCTAATTGAAAACAAAGGCAAGACATTCACCTCAAAATACGTCATCATGACGTCCAACACGGAAACACCAGTCAAGCCAACATCAAGACGTGCTGGTGCATTCTACCGTCGTGTGATGATTGTGGATGTCACAAACAACGCCGTTGACAAATGGAAGAGTGATAACCCAGGGAAAGCTGTCCCAAAATGGTGCTTCAACAAGGACTTCTCTCACCTAAGCTTGTCGCTGAGGGGAACCGAACCGTACTCTAAGGAGTACGTGCTGGACCCCACTGGTAGAAACCACCAATCTCGACGAGCTCCCCCCCCCCAACAAATCACACTTGAGCAATTGGCCCAAAAGATGGTTGTGCAACACACAACCAACACCAGTGAATTCGTCACGCAAGCTGGTGATGTCCCTGTGTTTGGATTCGTCTGCCAAAACAATGAAATTGACACTGTCTACAACCTACTTGCCGCCGTTAAGGCCAGGTACGGTGCAAATTTCAATTTGTACAAGGGCATGGTAAGAACTGCACACGAGAACAGTGGGTGTGGGGCCCATGTTCACGTGATCTCTAGAGAGGACAACTTCAGAGGAAAGGCATTCACAGTCAACAGATCTAGACTTGAATCAGTTCCCCATCTCGAGGGAGACTCCTTTAGGAGGTCCCTTGGTGTTGTCATGTCTGATAAAGACGTGACAACGATGTTCTACTACATCAAGGGGAAAGTGATCAATGATCAGGTGAGCTTGACTGAACTACCCGCCAATCAGCACGTGGTGACCGTCCACACCGTGTATGACATGGCCTGGGCTCTTCGGAGACACCTGAAATGGTCTGGACAGTGGCAACTCATCAAGGCTGCCTATGAAATCATGTGTTACCCAGACACTGCAGCCTGTGCTCTACGGAATTGGATGGACTCAACAGACTTTTCCGAAGAACACGTTGTCACCCAGTTCATTGCTCCTGGAGGGACCATCATTCTTGAGTCCTGCTATGGCGCACGCATGTGGGCCACAGGTCAGCGCCTCATCCGCGCTGGTGGACTTACAGAAGCTGGTGGACCCCAAGGAGGGGTTAGATTTGCTGGCCTTGGTGCCCGGAATGTACCCTGGAGTGAGATTCTCAGAGAATTCATGACCTTGATTTCACACATTTGGTCTCAAATTAAAGGTGCGACTGTTGTTCTAACAGCGCTAACCTTTTATCTCAAAAGATTCAGACCCAGAGTTGAAGCCAAAGGCAAGAACAAAAATAAAGGCCCACGGAAGAACACTGGGGTCGCTCTCACTGATGATGAGTACAATGATTGGAAACAGTCCAAAGCTGAAAAAAACCTCGACCTCACGGTCAAGGACTTCCTCCAACTCAGGCACCGAGCTGCAATGGGTGCTGATAACACCGATGCCGTCAAATTCAGGTATTGGTACTCAAAAAAACAAAAAATTTACCATGATTTGGAAAATTTCCCCATAATTGGCCGTGGTGGCTTAAAACGTGAACTCATCCGCAAGGGACCCCTTCGTCCTCGTGGAAACGATTTTTACGATGAACCAGACGATTGGTATTCGGAGGGAGTCATTGATGGCGTCACTCACAAGAACGCCATCGTGAGCGTGGATGATGTTGATGGCATGCACAAAGGTTATGCTATTCACATCGGACACGGAGTTTACATTTCACTGAAACATGTTTTAACTGGAAATGCAAGAATTCTGTCTGAAGAACCAAAAGGTATCACCATCAGCGGCGAATTGGCGACATTTAGACTCAACAACATCCTACCAACAGCAGTTCCAGTTGGAACGAACAAACCCATCAAAGACCCCTGGGGTAACCCAGTATCAACTGATTGGCAGTTTAAAAATTACAACACCACCTCTGGAAACATCTATGGAGCCTGCGGCTCATCGTGTTCACTGACGAGACAGGGTGACTGCGGTCTCCCCTACGTCGACGATCACGGTGTTGTCGTTGGACTCCATGCTGGGTCTGGTGGTGACAAATGCCCGTCCCGAAAACTCATTGTTCCCTACGTCAAGGTGGATATGAGAATTCGTGACACGTGCACAAAGGAGTCACCTACAAAGACACACAAACCTACATTCTCATACAGGGGACTCCTCGGGAAGGAGACTGGAGAACCAAGAACAATCATGAAAGGCACTAGACTCCATGTGTCGCCAGCACACGTTGACGACTACGAGGAGTGCACTCACCAACCCGCTTCGCTTGGAGCGGGCGATCCAAGGTGCCCCATATCCCTAACTGGGATTATGGTGAACAATCTCCAACCCTACACTGAAGCCTCCCCTGGACCCGACACAGCAACACTGAACCGGGTTTCAAAGATGCTAACATCACACATGGAGGGGTATGTCCCGAAAGTCCACAAAACTGAAGAGGACAGTATTTCTGCATTCTACATGCTTAATCATGACACGTTGTGTGGCCCATACATCGGTGCCCGCAAGAAAGACCATGTCAAAGACGGTGTCCTGGATAAAAACCTTCTGGACCTCCTCAGTTCAAAGTGGAATCGTGCTAAACTTGGGCTTGCTCTCCCACACGAGTACGCCCTCGGCCTCAAAGACGAACTCCGGCCAAAAGACAAGGTCGCAGTCGGGAAGCGTAGGCTAATCTGGGGTTGCGATGTTGGCGTTAGCACGGTCTGTGCTGCCGCCTTCAAGCGCGTCTCAGAATCAATCATGGCCAACCACGCTCTCGGCTTTATCCAAGTTGGCATCAACATGGATGGACCTGCCGTGGAAGATCTCTTCAAGAGGCTTGAAAGACCAAAGCACGATCGGTATTGTGTTGACTACTCAAAGTGGGACTCCACTCAACCACCAAAAGTGACATCTCAATCAATTGACATCCTCAGACATTTCACTGACAAATCCCCAATTGTTGATTCGGCATGTGCAACACTTAAATCAAACCCAATTGGCATCTTCAACGGTGTTGCATTCAAGGTGGCCGGCGGCTTGCCCTCGGGTATGCCACTAACGTCCATCATCAACTCACTGAACCACTGCCTCATGGTGGGCTCAGCTGTTGTCAAGGCTCTCGAGGATTCTGGCGTGCGAGTAACATGGAACATCTTCGACTCGATGGACCTGTTCACATACGGTGACGACGGTGTCTACATTGTCCCGCCGCTCATCTCATCTGTCATGCCCAAAGTCTTCGCGAACCTGAGACAGTTTGGCCTGAAACCGACCCGGACCGACAAGTCGGATGCTGAGATAACGCCTATCCCTGCTGATGAACCAGTTGAGTTTCTCAAGCGGACGATAGTTCGCACTGAGAACGGCGTACGTGCATTGCTTGATAGATCATCCATAATTCGGCAATTCTACTACATCAAAGCGGAAAACACTGAAAATTGGACTGTCCCACCCAAGAGAATTGACACCCCATCTCGGGGCCAACAACTCTACAATGCATGCCTGTACGCCAGTCAACACGGAGAGGAATTCTATACCAGCAAGATCGTACCGCTCATCGAGCGGGCGGTTAAACTTGAAGGTCTACACATTGAGGTCCCGGAATTCCACCAGGCTGTCGCAGCCTACAACGGGTATTTCAATGGTACTGAGGGCCAACCAAACCAAATCGCTCACGCGAGTGGTGGACTTGGGCTCAGTGGTGAGGTGTTTGAAAATTAACCACCATGGCTACTACTCATACGCTTCTGTCGTTTGACAACCTCGAATTTCTCTTACACAGAAAGGACCTAACCGACCTCTACGGAAAACGGTGTGGAACCCTCAATCTGGTCATCAACCCTTATGAACTTTTCTTGCCTGATGAACTTGATGATGATTGTTGTGATGATCCTTTCAACTGTTGTTTCTCTGATGTCTACGCTTCTATAGGAACTGAGTACAGCTACATTGATCCTCCTGACCTCATCTACGAAGAACACTGTGCAACAAATGGTACATGGCCCGATGGAACCCCATGCGAGCCAATCCTCCCCCCGTTCACAATTACGGGGACCCACCACTACTACGCCACAAAACCTGGCGAAGTTGTTAGTGGGATTCTGTCTAAGCTTCGGGTCTTCCTGGGATCCCTCCTTCGGTCTACCGCGGACGTGAACAGCAACTTCACGTTCAGGGCTGAATCGGACGGTCCAGGCAGTACTGAAATTGTGACTGAGGAACAAGGTACCATTGTGCAGCAACAACCTGCACCCGCACCAACAGCATTAGCAACTCTTGCTACTGCTTCAACAGGGAAGTCTGTTGAACAAGAGTGGATGACCTTCTTTTCCTATCACACATCTATCAACTGGTCTACAGTGGAATCTCAAGGAAAAGTGCTTTACTCACAGGCACTGAACCCCTCCATTAATCCATACCTTGATCACATAAGTAAATTGTACTCGACATGGTCTGGCGGCATCGATGTCCGGTTCACCGTCTCTGGATCTGGAGTGTTTGGCGGAAAACTTGCTGCACTCCTAGTCCCACCAGGCGTTGAGCCCATCGAATCCGTATCCATGTTGCAGTACCCACACGTTCTATTTGACGCACGTCAAACGGAACCTGTGATCTTCACAATCCCTGACATTCGGAAAACTCTCTTCCACTCCATGGATGAGACTGACACAACCAAATTAGTGATCATGGTGTACAAGAACGGGGCAGACACAAAAACCACTTGTTCCATCACTGTAGAGACCAGACCTTCTGCTGATTTCACCTTCGCTTTGCTGAAACCCCCTGGTTCTCTTATCAAGCATGGCTCTATCCCATCTGATCTTATCCCCAGGAACTCTGCACACTGGCTAGGGAACCGCTGGTGGAGTATGATCTCTGGATTCTCTGTCCAACCTCGTGTCTTCCAGTCAAACAGACACTTCGACTTTGATTCTACAACCACTGGCTGGTCAACACCCTATTACATACCAATTGAAATCACAATTACAGCAAAAGTGAAAGGAAACAACCATTGGTATCACGTGATTGCACATGACAAGGCATTGGTGCCAGGTATTCCTGACGGGTGGCCTGATACAACAATACCGAGTGAAGTCCATGCTTCCAACGGTAACTTTGACTATGCAAAAGGGTTTCACGACGATAAGGAAATTGTTAACCCCGCCAATAACAACACACACTTCAAGGGTACATACATCTGTGGGACACTTTCAACAATCAAGGACCCAGAAAAAGCCGAAAACCAATCTGAATCCCAGAAGAAATCAAGTACCATGTATGTGGCAACAGCTGATCTTGGTGACAACAAAGTGAAACCACAACACAAAATCTCCTCACAAAAGCTTGTCGTCTACTTTGACGGCCCCGAAAAAGACCTAACCATGAATGCCACCCTAAGCCCATTGGGCTACACTCTGGTTGATGATCAACCAATTGGGTCTAATTCCAGCACGGTTGTGAGGATTGCCACACTCCCAGAAGCCTTTACTCAAGGAGGGAACTACCCCATATTCTATGTCAACAAAACAAACAAAGGGTACTTTGACAAAGCAACAACAGATTGTTACAACAGCCAGATTCTGATGACATCTCAAAGACTTGCAGAAGGGAATTACAGCCTCCCACCAGACTCTTTAGCTGTCTATAGAATTACTGATTCTTCCTCACAATGGTTCGACATTGGGATTAACCATGATGGCTTTTCCTATGTTGGACTTCCTGATCTGCCAGCTGACCTAACCTTTCCTCTTACCTCGACCTTCATGGGAGTGCAGCTAGCACGTGTCAAGCTAGCGTCTAAGGTCAAAGTCACAAGAAATTCAATAAAATGAATTATGCAAATTTTGGACTCGACTTCCTAAACAGTGTTGCTAATGCTGCTGTTGAGGGTAAGAAATTGGATTTGGCATCAAGAGGCCTGCAGTTGAGGTCTCGAGCTCTTGACACAGAGAGGGATTTTAACTATGCCAAACTCGCATTTGAAAGGCACAAATTTGACACAAACAACGACCTAAGGATCTACGGTGATGCGATGCGTATTCAGGCACTCCGCGCTGCTGGCCTCCGTATCAACCCGTACTCAAATGGTCGTCAAATTTATCAAGATGAAGCTGACCTTGCAAATCTGCACTCTTACTATAGCTTCTACAAAACGGACTAGTTCCAACCTGCATACAATTCTCTAAAACTTTAGCCTATGCTTTATTTCCTTTTATCAGTTTATTATCTTAGTTACTTAAGTGTTTTATACTTTCACCTCTGTGTATCTATATAATCAATGGGATAATTGTTCTTAATCTAGTAGACTGTAGAATTAGTTAATTGGTAGGTTGCATTAGG